CAAGGGCAATTTCATTCTGTTCAATCCACCGCTCGACAACATAGTCGAGGTATCCATCAACTTTCTCAACCAAACCCTCTTTAATCACCTCAACTTGCTCAGCGAGTACTGCTTCGTTGGCTTCGTTGAGTTTTGCTACTTCAAGTTTTACTCTATTCATAACAGCTGCTTCAAAAATAGTAGCTGCTTTTTCTTTGAACTCTTCAGTTAGTTCTTCACCAGCAATCAGAGCTTCAACATCTTCTTTACAGCTAGTAAGATTAGTAGTCTCTGGTGCAGATGCGTCTTTTGTTACAACATTTGCTGTTTTGGTTTTTCCGCCGATCTCTTGCTTATCAACGTTGTTGGTTTTGTTTTCTTCTTCATCACCCTCAACTTTGGTAACGCCGTCGTTAACTGTTTCTTCTTCCACAACTTCCTCTACACCAGCAGATGTTGATTCAGCAAGGATTTCTTTGATTTTTTCTTCGATTGACATGTATTTCTCCTAATTCAGCTTTGTATAAACATTTATATTATTTATACTTTTTAAATGTTCACATAACCCATTAATATTACTTCAAGCTTGATAGAAATTGTTCAAATAATCTTGCTTGAGATTCGCCAACTTGTTTGGCAGTCATCTGCCGTACTTCTTGCTTTATTTGTTCCGCCATCATCCAAGAATTAGTAGAAGCATTGTAAATCCACTCTGCTCCTTCCATAATTCCGTTAACAAAAGCATCTGGGGCACTTGGATCGGCAACTATGTCAGCAGCAGTTGCAAGCTGAAAATCGTCTTGAACCAGATTGGCCCCATTTTTTTGAACTAACGATCCCAGACCTCGTGAAGATACACCTAACTGAGCTCCTTCATCGATTAGAGACTTAACAATTTTCCCATATGGAGTATCAAGAATCTTAGCCTTTCCGATAAAATTATTACCATCAACTTTTAGACTCTTAATCATGTGTGATACACGATCAAGGTTAATAGTTGGGGAATCTGGATGGCCGAGCTCTCCATACGCACGATTTTTATCAATATATTCTTTATTATACCGACCAACCTCATTCTCCATGATTTGCTTAGGATAAATGCGACCATTACGGTTTTTCAGGTTAGACTGTAAGAATACACCAGAAATATAGTAATCTTTTGATTTACCGTCTGTAGACTCAATAATGAGCTCTACTTCTTCGACGTGTTCTCTTATTAGTTTAATGACGTCACCTCTTATGGTACTATCCAAAGTTTAATTGGAAGATTGTGCTTTTCAATAACGAATGCTGCTTTATTCGCTAGTTTTCTATCATTTGGTCGTTCTACAATTAACACGATTCCTGCATATTTGCCAGTCATAGTAGAGTAATAAAGGGATTGTCCTATAGCTTCAGCCCACTTTTCTGCAAAATCAAATTCAACTGCGTGAGTTGGCGTTACACAATCTACTCTTGAAGAATCTGCAAGCATTACTTCCATCTTACCCTGATTAGCAACACACCAATGTCGTTGGTAATACTTTTCAGAGTGATTACTAGCATAAGCAGGAACGTATAACAATAGTGCTAATATTAATAAAATCGATTTCACTTATTAAATCCTGCCCAATGTTCTGTTTCCCTATCATGCCAATTTTTATCTTTTACTTCATTAGCATGATGATCGTATTGTTTATTATGGTGTTTTTCATCTGCAGCATCACCTCTATCATGGGCCATCTGTGCAGCAGCTGCATTATACACTCCAAACCACTTATGATGTTCTTGCGATCCATGCACAGTATCAGCAGCTTTATGAAGTGCATTTTTTGCTATTGAAGCAAATCCACTTGGAGCTTCATGGAGCTGATTAAGAGTTTGTACTACTGCATGTATTAAGTTAGACATTTTAATACTTTAAAACCGTTCCCAGTGATGAGTTTGGCCATCATGGTAAGCATCATCATCAACTTTACTATGATGTGCTTCAGCCTGCTTACTATGAAATTTAGCTCCTTCTTTATCTTTAATCTCGTGAGCTAGATGAGCAGCTGCAGAGTGATGAACCCCCATCCACTTATGATACTCTTGGCTACCATGAAGTTGTTTGGAAGCCTGACCAAGTGCGTGTTTTGTTATTTTAGTCCACTGTGAGGCAGCTGCCTCAGTAAGTTGATCAAGAGTTTTAACTGCTGCTTCTATTAAGTTAGACATATATTATACCTTATCTGGGCTGCCGTTAAGAGTCGTTGAAGCTCCAATACGAGTTGGATCATCGTATGAGCCATATTTCCAATCTTCAATCTTTGACTTATATCCTGCTACCTTACGAAGTTTTAACCACACTTCTCCAATACCGCCTGATATAGTTACTACAATGTCTGAAGTGCTATTCGTATTTTCTGGGGGAAGAGTCTGACCATCAAAGAATAACATTCCAGAACCTCCAGTATTCAATGTCATAACCCGAACACTGTTACGGTCAACAACAATAAGCGCTGCAACCTCTCCTGTCCACGACACTCCAGTTATACTGACAGTTTGTGTAGCGCCATCAAGTGCTTGTGAGCCTAACAATAGATCTACATCAAGATCAATCGTAGCATTTCCAGCAGACCCTGCTATTTTAACGACAGCCTCTGTATCAGATTGTTTAATAATTGATTTCGTAACTGCCATATTATTCCTCTATTTGGTTAAGTACATTGAGGAAGTTGTCTTGATTCTCCCTCATATATTCAATAACATCCTGATGCTTCCCGAATATATTATTTATCTTCTGTTGGGTAGCGTCAGATATAACAACGGTAGTTCCGTCATTAAGTTTGTAGTCTATTCTATTCTCAATTAACTTGTCCAATTTATTAAACTTTCTAATATCTTGTACAACTAAATCGGAAGTAAAGAGTTTGGAAGAAGCTAAATCGACATATGATTCTATGAGGGTATCTGTTATTTTTACATTATCATGGTGTTTACGAATTATATTCACTATCTTGCTGACAGATATATCTTCATACAAGTCTTGTTGGATTTGTTGTTGGATAGCTTCGTTAGTTCGTTGTTGTTTGATAAACGAAATAGCTTCTTCCATACTTTTGGAATCTGATTCAACTCTATCAATCAGTATAACACCATCTTCCCGCCGTTGAACGAGATGATTAAAACAAACTGCTTGCTCAAGGATAGTACATCCAGCAGCAGTTTGTTCTATTTTGTTATAAAACTGAGTAAAATACATTAGTCGCCCAAATGTTTGATTTTTCCACCAACTTCAGCAAAATCATCAAGTTCTGAATCGTTGAGAGTATCACCAGCATTAATATGTTCTTTCCACTTCTTTCCTACTGCATGCACTTTAAAGTGGCCAGGTTTGTCTGGATGATCTTTGATATGAATCTCTGAAGGTTTAGGGGCGTTTGGGTCTTTAGCCTCGTCCAGATCTTCATCTTCTTTGACCATATTCTTATATACTCCACCAGGACCAGCAAGACCTTTCTTTTTGGGGCTTTTCCACTTAGCATCAAAATCTGCTTTGGACATTGCCCCAGCATTAACTTTTGCCATATCTGCAGACTTTTTCCCAGATACTGCTTCAGTTTGAAACATATTTTTAGCAACTTCTTGTCGCATTACATCTAGTTTTTCAGCGATACGACTAGATAGAACTTTTTCTAATGTAGTTTGAATTGTAATCGAGTCATTGGCTTCGATTGCATCTATTAACTCACGAGTGCTCATATAATATCTCCTTTAAAGACTATTTGGATTTAGCTTTATCTGCTGCTAATTGTTGGTCAAATACCGGTTGTTGTCTTGTTGCTTCAACTTCACCCTCATGGCTCGCAAAATCAAGCTGATCTTTACGATCGTCAAGTATTTCTTTATCCATATCTTTGATTTCATCTTCAGTCTGATGTAGTATATGAGTGCGAACCCATGAAGTTGAATAATATTTACCTACGTAAGGATCTACAGCTTGAAGAATTGATATACGATTATTAATGAGTTCAGCTTCTTTTAGTTCTGTAAAGTGGTTATCTCGCTGGAAGTCATATCTGATATTATATGATAATTCTTCCCATTCTTCTTCACGAATAATCTTCTTTGCAATCAACTGAACTCGAAGAGCGTCTCGTAATAACACAGAAAATCTCTTACGAAGTCTTTCGATAAACTTATTAAACTTAATCTCTTCCCGAGTTATTTCTGATGCTCGACCAAGACTAAATCCTTGTTGAGGCTGTAGTCTTGATAAAGGTACATTAAGAGCTTGGTAGAGCTTGGTCTGAAAATACTGGATATCTTCAATCTGACCAAGATTTTGCCCGCCAGCTAAGGTAGTGATTTCTGTCCCTTTCCCACCTTCCCGGCGAGGCATCCAAAAATCTTCCATAAGTGACAGATGTTGTCTGCTGTCTTTAACTTCCCCAGTAGAAGCATCGTATACAACCTTATTACGAAACTTATTCATAATCTCGGTTACATATTGCTCTGCCCGTTGCTTTGGTAAGTTGCCTACATCAATATAAAAAATTCGACGTTCAGGAGCTCTACTAATACGATATATTACAAGAGCATCCTCCATCATCTTGAGTTGATTAACAGGTTTAATTGCTTTATGTAAATGGCTCAATATCATGTTGGAGTTGGAGTCCAACAGACCAGAAGTAGCTAAAATAATGGAGTCTAGTGATAACTTAACTCCTTGAGTGGTTTGTTCAGTAATACCTCTGTCGTTATACAGATAATACTCTTCAATTACCTTGTTTACTTCAACGCCTTGAGGATTTCTTTCCTTTTTAACATTTTTGATTCTTCGTATTTTACGAGGATCAACAGGACGTATTTCTTGAATACCTGTAGTAGGATTCTCAGGATCGAGGATTATGTGATAAAAGGCTCTCCCATCAATATACCATTGTCTAAAGATATCGTGAGCTTTTTCGTCAAACTTATAAAGTCTTAGGACAGTCTCAAACTCATCCCGAATTTTTGTTTTGATTGAATCTGATACCTTAGCATCATCAAGTACTACTGTAACGATTGGTTTATCATCTTCTGCTATGATTGCTTCATTAACGATATCTTCAATAGCAGCATCGCAATCTGCATATTGAGATGATTCTCTATACCGTCGAATAAGTTCATTCTCATTCTTGATATGTCCTTCAATATCAATAACAAGTCCATAATACGCGGCACCAGAGCTGACAATAGTAGATCCATCGTCAGAAGCGGGAGTTATTACACTCCCGCTTTTAACTTCAGGGGCTTTCTTCTTCTTGATTTCGAATCCAAAAACGTCAAACATTCCCATGATTTAAATCTCGATTATATTATAGAGGATTTGGTACGAAGTAGTTGTATACAAAATCAACATCAAATTGTTCAACCGTGTTGTTTTGTTCGAAATCTAATGCAATTGAACTGACGTTTGTTGGATATGCATCATAGAATGTATATCCTTTAATAACTCTATCATTCCGATCTAGCTGATAAACAGCCATATCAACTTGATAGTCCATTGGCCGCATAATACCATTTGTGGTTGCGTACTCTAACATTCCGTTTTGCCAGATCTCAAACATATTACGAATCAAGAAGTTCGTCTCATTATATACAGAGATTGACCATGGAGCAAACGATCGTTCACCAGCAAAGTGTACAGGCCGGCCGCGATATGATAGTTGGATGTCTTCTTGTTGAGATGCAGGCAAAGAAGATGCCCGACACAAGAAGGATGCTGCTTGTGCTGCGTTGTTGCCTATAGTTCCCACAAATGCTGGAAAAGTCAGTTCAACAACAAACTGATTAGGTCGAGCGCCACCACCTTGCATTTGCGCTTTAAAATTTGAGATATTAGCCATGTGTTCTCCTTATATTAACTATATGTGTTGATTGATATTATTTATGGGGAGTTTTTGAGGCTCCCCAATTATACTTATCCACCAACCTCATCAAATGAGATTCCAGTACGAGTTGCAATGAAGTTCAATGTAATGAAGTTAATAGAGCGGTTTGGTTTGATGTAGATGTCAGCAATAAACTCATTACGGTCAATAACTTCACCAGTATTATTGGTATCATCGCATCTTACACGGAAATCAATAACACCTCGTCTTCCTTGAACATCTCGCAAGAACGGATCAACCATCGAACGGAACTGAGCTCTTGTGAAAGCATCATTGAACTCGAATAGTTGGTACTTAGCAGCAGTTGCAATAGCTTTCTCAAGTACGATGAATAGTCGCCGTACGTTGATTCGATCGAATGCACTTGGCTTAGCAAGTAATGTTTTATCTCCAAAAAGAACTGTTCCTTGACCTGGGAAAGATACAACAGGGTTGATACCAACCTTATACATCTCGTCCCGATTACCTTTAGTTGGATTGATATTTAACTTGATTACACCTTTAACCTGACCACGATTCAAACCACCAGGAGACCACCATGGATCGTTGGTATAGTCTGTACGAGCACATAGACCAGCAACGTCACCATTCAGAGGTACCCAACGATATTTGTCGTTGTATCGGTCATACATATATTTCCAACCAGAATCCAGTACAACATAAGAAGAACTGATATTCATAGCAGATGCTACGTTTACACGATAGTCGATAGTATCTGCGATTGCATCAATACCAGACAACATTTGACCACCACTATCAGTTGGGGAAACAAATGCAACACAGTCTCGCCGAACATCAACAACATAATCAACAATATATCGCGCTACAGTTGGAGTTACTTGACCAGTAGGAAGAAGTGAAATGTCATAAAGCTCTGAGTTAGCAAAGATTGCCCAAGCATTCTGAAGCTGCCCGTCAGTTGCAGAAAGATCATCTACACCACCAGTCATAGAGTATTCTACGTCAGTTGATAAAGATTTAAAAGTGGTATTAGGTGCAGCTGATCCCCATGCAGAACCAGATACAGCTAGTCCAGTTGGATGATCCATCCACCAAAGGTACTTAGAATTTTGATTAATGACTTCACGGTAGTAGTTGTTAGTCCCATCGTTTCGACGAGCATCAACTGCTTTAGAAACATATCCAAACTTCTCAAGAACAGCGCCTCGAGTTCCAGTCCAAGCTCCATCCTCATCGATTACGATAACATGGAATTCATCATTCGATCCACCAACACCAGCAGCATATACAGATGTACCAGGAGCAGAATCAAACTCTGCAGCATAGTCCCATCCATCATATGTGTCGCCATCAGCCATCGCTACTTTCAGAGAATTTCCTAGAATACCAGGATATTTTGCAGCAAAAGTTCCTACAAGGCCGGCGCCATTTAAATAATTATCAATGTAATCTTCTTCATTATTAATTTTAACACCACCAGTCGTGATAGTAGTTGTAGCTGCAAAGTTGGAACCTTCAACGTCAGTAATTGTAATAGATGGAGCTGATGTGTATCCAGATCCAGGATTGGTAATGTTAATAGCGTCAATAACGCCAAGAGCACCAATAACTGCAGTTGCAGTTGCCTGAACACCACCAGATACGTTAGGAGCGCCAATATTAACTGTCAGAGGAGCTACATACCCAGTACCAGCATTACTAATAGTAACACCTGTAATAGTTCCGGAAGGAGTTGCAACAGCATTACGTTGATCTGTGGTATCAGCTCGAATTAGATATAAACTATTTGTATAAGATAAGAAGTTAGCTGCAGTAAAGAAAGAAGTAATATTGCCTTCTGCAGGTTTTCCGAATCGAGCTACAAGTTCATTTTCTGAAGTAAGTTGAACGGGTTCCATTACTGGTCCCCAAGGGAAAGTTCCTGCAAACGCTCCAGTTGAAGTAGCAACAGCAGGAATAATATTAGTTAAATCTTTTTCTACAACCAGGACTCCTGGTGACATCTGAAAAGCCATATTTATCTCCTTGTTAAAATAACAAAAGTGGGTGACGACACGCGGTTAACATCTTATTTCTCCATTTATTTATTGTTTCTAAAAGTTCAACAATTCCACCTGTTCTGGAGTAAGATGGTATGGCATATCCTTTGATGGTAATAATCGATTGTCTTTAAATTCTTCTTCGATGTTGTCTGGTAGGTTCTGCTGATAGAATCCAAACGGCGTCATTGTATTGTCAATATATTCTTGTTTTTTCTCGGTTAATATCGCCCTTAACTGATTGTTGGTTATTTGTTGGAAGATGTCTTGCTTGGTTAACCAAGCAAACAACCATAGCGACGTACAAAGATCATCATTAATTAACGTATCTGCAGCGGCATATGACTTACGACACACTACAAATACTCCCAACTCTTCAATAATTCGATGAGAACTTAATGATAGCTGGTCTTTCTCAATCAACTCTTTAAGTACAGAACATCCCAACCCCTTGACTTTTGATGTAGTTCTTACTCCTGGATATCCCCGCGTTTGTGAGAGTTCATTACCATTAGTAAAATATATATTCTCATACTCATAATCATGCCATATAATGTTAGAAACTTCTTCACCTAAATCGTTAATTTCTATTAATAAAAACGCATCATTATACTGACGAACGGTATTGTAAAGAAGATGAGGTATTTCAAGCGTAGAAATAGCATTGTTCTTGTAGGCTGCAACTACTCTATATGGCATCTGAGTCACATCAACTACCACAAACGCAGAATAATCTAAGTGTCGGCCGCGTGATATATCAACTGTGGCTACATACATTCTATCATTCCGCGGAGCTTCGAATATTTCTAAACCATCTTTATTGTATATGGATACTTCGAGAGGAATCGTAGCAAGTTTTGATCCATCAACAAGAGTATAGGAAGACCCTTCGAACGTACACTCAACCTCTTGACGATACTTGACCTCTCCCAGCCGTTTACGTTCTTCATCCGCCCACTTCTGAGTTCTTTTTGGATGTTCTTTCCAATGACCAGAAACAGTACGAAAGTCATTCATTCCATTCTCAGCTTCTTTCCACATCTTATGATAGTGATTCAAGCCGTTAGGAGTAGAAACGATGATTAGTTTAGATGTTTCAGAAGACGAAATGGTTGGGAACACAGAAGCCATAAACTCTTCTGCAAGATTTGGTTTAAGATGAGCAAACTCATCCAGAAGAAGAATGTTAATAGACATACCACGAACAGCAGAAGCAGATGTGCCTGCTGCAATACATCGTGATCCGTTCTCGAGCATAAGAGACTTCTTATTCCACTCTTCTACCCCCTGTTGTAACCACGGTGGTAGATTCTCAATAATAAACTGAACTCTTGCAAAAATCTCGATAGCGATTGACTGTTTATTGGCTAAGATTACCGCGGTTTTATTATCATTGAAAAGAACATACCAAGCAAAATACCCTGCTATAATAGAGCTTTTACCGAGCTGTCGGCCAATCTTTGCAATGGTGTTATTATTGCTATGTACAGTATCAATGATACGTTCTTGATAAGGATAGGGAATAAACGGCACAATTCCATCATCAAGAGACACAATTTTAGCATATTCTCTAATAAAATAAAGAGGATCACGCGCACATTGTATATACTCCTTAACTTGTTCGGGAGTATAATCTATTTGAACTCCAGCCGCCTTTAACTTGCGGTTAGAGTTATAGATTAGAGGGTTAATCACTCATCCCACCCCTCAAGCGTAATAGTAAAGGTGTTCGGATCACCAACCGCGTTGAATACAGGAGATTTGTTTGAATAGTCAGGTAATGAAGAAATATTAGCAGTTGTATCAAGAATAAGTTTGCTATCGTGAACTGGCCCGTAAAGATTAATTTTTAGTGTAAAATTAAGAGTATATGTTACAAATCGTCGTATATCAAAAGATCCATCATACTCATCAGTCACATTACAAGAGTTTAGAGTAATAGGAATATCTTGTACCACATTCATGGTAGGAATAGCATTGACTGATATAGTATACTCTGGTGTAAATGTGGGTAGAATTTGTTCAATGATCTGTAGACCATCTTCTTGAGTTTTTGTTAATACATACAGAGATATATCAATCATCCACGGAACAGGCGCAAAGATGTTATTTGAATGAAGACCGTCATTACATACAATTCGATTCATCTTGCCAAGTTTACGTGATGAATCATAACTATACCCTGTAATCTCGAAGGATATACGCGGTAATACAATGTATGTGTTATTCTCAAGTTCTGGATCTTGTTCTAAGCGGGTGATCCACTTTTCTTTTGGAGCATACGCGATAGGCACTTGAAGACGTTGAACAGCATTGCCTGTTACGCTATTGCCTTCTCGACGATCAATATAGATGTTAGAAAACAACTGACCAAACGCAACGATTGTTTTTCGGATAATTCCGTGATAAAATACGCTATTGTTTAACATTATACATCTCCAAAGGGATTGCTCTCGCTAAAAATAACATTTTCAGATTCTGCCTTGAACTTATTATTATCACCAAAAGAATCCACTTGATCTACATTTGCTTCTATTACTGCAACAGCAGCTGCATTAGTTCCATTTCCAGTAATGGTTATTGTAGCTGAAGTATATCCATGACCAGGCTCAGTTACAGTTATTGAATCTACTTTTCCGTCAACTATATTAGCTACTGCAGTTGCTCCAAATCCATAAGTAGATGCTATGTTTACTGTTGCAGTAGTATATCCAGATCCTTTATTAGTTACATTGATGGCTTTAATCTCACCGTGTACTGTAACATCCGTGTCAGTTGACAGAGTTTTAAGAGATTCAAACACATCCACAGCCGGAATACCAGTATCCAATCTTTCTGAGCTGTATTGGAACAACTCAACTTGAAGTTTATAAACATATAGTCTACCAAGCTGATAGAATGGGTCTTGATGCTTGACAAACTTAATCTCAAACAATCCCTTTGTTAAAGGAAAGTATATAAGATCGCCTTCACATGGCCGAGATGGAATGATAGTAGCGTCATGCCGGCCGATCAACTGCTCCCACCGGCGACGAGCAACCACAAGAGTGGCGCTCTGTTCCATCATTAAACCAAACTTTTGTATAAACGCACCTTGACCGTCGAATGAATCAACATTCTCGAAGTACATCTCGATTGGGAATGAATTAATGAACTGACTTAACCGATCTTCGCCAAGAATATCATCTTTTGATACAAGAACACGAGGAATATAGAACAAATCTTGTCCATATATCTGTAAGGACTCAATGATCAAATCCTCAATAAGATATTGTTCAGTGTTAGTGCCTTGTGTGAAGTATACGTTCGTGGCCATCAGATTATCCCATGAAGAACTCTAATGGAGCAGCTCGATTAACAATCTCATCCTCGAGTTCCTTGATTTCTCCCATAGCTTCGTCATATAAAGCATTACCATCTAGCGTAACTCCACCAGGTAGTTGTAAACCACTAAATTTCTTGATATTAATAGCCCACTGTCTCTTGAATAAAGCTGTGCCATAATGTTTTAGCCAAGCCTCATTCCAAACTCGTGGAAATACGCTTGGGTCCATAGCACGATACGCTTCAACTATGACATACGATCCTGGAATAAGGGTCTGATCCCAATCAATATCAATGTAAAGTGTGTTGGATAGCCGATTAAACCGGGACATAGGCTTGCCATTCAACTCAAGGTCAAGCAATGCTAAGTGACTCATCACTTGTTTATAGTAAATGATAGACGTACTTGTCAGGTCGTATAAATCGTTTAATCGTAGTTGATATTGGATATCAAACATTGACTTGGACGTTTGTGTGCCAGACAGCGGAAGAACTCTTGATATTCCATAGATAAGGTCAGGAACAGTAAGATATTTCTTCTCAGCTTCTCCAACAGTATAGAAGTTTAATGCAGCTAACGTGCCAGTAACTCCTTCTGTTGAAGTGATAACCTCATTAGACTGAAACGTACCACTAATAAGTTTTACCAGGAGCTTATTACCTTGTGATGTTGCTCCAAGTTCCGCCGTAACATACGCCTTTGCTTGAGATGTCTGCCCAGTTACAGTTGTACCAAGAAGAAAATCTTGCGCGTTATTCGTTACAAGGGTGATATATGATGCGTTAATGCGCTGTTTGAGGTAAATTTTCTCAATACCTTCGTGATGATACAACCGCCAATATTCGAGAGCTTCGTCGATTCGATCCTCAATCTGATCATCATCGACGTTGATCTCTAATACTGGAGCCCCAAGAGCTCTTAAACAGTAATTTTTGAAGTCTTCTCTTGTTGTTATCATTCTTCCCCGTTATCTTCTTCGGTTATCTCAACGGCATTACATTCAGCACAACGCCAGTGTGATTTTTCTATTATAGTGGGATTAAACCAAAACATAATCCCGTTGCAGTGAGGACATTCCTTAATAGTACCACTAAGCATTACTTTACCTATATTTATCCTTAGTTAACTGTGCTGTCAACCAATCTATTTGTTGTTGCTGTTCTTTGATGGCTTCTATCAATAATCCTACGATGTTACCATAGGATACTGATTTTTCTTCATAATGTATTGTATCATCTGAGTGATACGTGGTTTCTACCACTTCCGGAATAACTTGCTCAACTTCCTGAGCAATTAGACCTATTGATGATTTGTTGTTGTCTATCCAATCAAAACTAACTCCACGAAGTTGTTCAACTTTATCAAGAGCGTTTTTGATTGTGGATATATTTTTCTTCTTACTCTTATCCGAAAGACTGGTAAACTGAGTAGCGCTTAAGTTGCCAGTACTTGGATTGTATGTATATTTGGTACTACTTGTATACGCTGTTGATAACGATCCTGATGTAGCCGATGATGCTACAGGATAATAAGTCGCATTAGTGCTAGTATCATTTGTTATTGTAGCACCAGAGGATGTTGATGTAATTGTAAGAGTATCAGTTGAGGCGTTTGTTGTTAATGATATACCTGTTCCTGCAACTAATGTTAAAGTGTCAGCAGAACTATCAGCAACTATATCAGACTGGCCCGAAACAGATATAGTTTTAAAACTTAATATATCAGAAAATAGTGCAATATTAGAAGTAGCACCAGCAACACCAGCAGTAAAATTTAAATTAACACCTACTGTTGTAGAAGAATCCCAAAATCGAAGGCCATTATTATATAAATCTACAACTAAGTTGCCAGTTAATGAGGATGTGTCTCCCTTTTCAAATACAATTTCTCCACCCTCAAGATTACCAGTTCCAGCTTTCTTCAGAACGGTTCCAGCGGGGATAGATAAGGATGTGGCTTGCACATTAACGTTGCTTGCTGCTCCGGATGTAGCTGTTCCAATAACAATGTTTGTTGTACTTCCACTTACTCCGCCGGTACCAATGTTAAGGGTTTTCGTTTTGGTATTAGCAGTAGCTCCGCCAGCTATAGATACTGTTTGAGTATCAGTAGAACGTCCAACATCTATAGTATTAGTTCCAGAAGATCCACCAATAGCAATAGCACCAGTAGTTTGATTAACTCCTATGTTGATATTTTCTGTAGTGGCAGCTAATGCTACAGCTCCTCGAATAGCAGTAGTGGATGTATCAGCTGTTGCAGCACCAATATAAATGTTCGTTGTACTGCCAGACAATCCAGAAGTACCAATATTAATACTTCTTGTTTGTCCTGAAGCTAAAGCAGCTGATGCAACAGAAACGGTTTGGGAGTTTGTAGACCGACCAAGAACAATATTCCCACCAGCTGCAGCTCCACCAATAGTAATAACACCAGAAGACTGACTATTTCCTATATCAATGTTTTCTGTTGTAGCAGACGCAGTAAAAGACCCCGTCATAGTGGCATTATTGACGGGGGCGTAATAAGATCCGTGTTGGTTATCTAGATAATCAGCGTTGAGGTTATTACAAAGAGTTGTTGATGTTATTACTAGGGGAACTGTTCCGATAGCAACATTTGCTGTTACTACCGGAGTTATCAGTCCATTTTTTGCTTTAAATTCATTCGCCATGTTGTTTCACTCTCCACAACATTAATGTTAATAATATTATACTACTATAAAGGATCCTTTTACGTTGATAGTGGCTGCAGCGGCTGATCCCATAGTAACAAGCAATCTCATATTACCACCAGACACATCGCTAGTTAATGTCCCAAGAACGCCATTTGTTTCTAGCACAGCATATTCAGTCATTATTGTGGTTGTACCATTATGAATAACCATTACATTAGATACTTGATAGTTGGTCCCTTGAGTAATCTGTACAGTATATTTACCACTTCTAAATGTAGCGATTGCAACACTACTTATGGCTGTTGTTGTAACCGTTGATAACGAAGTTTGAGTTACGTTCTCTGTGGCGATTCTTGTACCAGCTGTTAGAGCTTGTGAATAATCACCACTATGGAATATACCACTCTTTACTGCTAAACCACCAGCACTAAGAATTAATGCACCAGTTGCGTTGGTTGTTGCGTCTGTTGCATTACTTATTGTGATAGCATTCGAACTTGATGCACCAGCGGTTGTTACGGCTTGTAAAGTAGAAGCGGTTGTTAAGAACCCTGTAATAGCGTGAGTATGATCTGCTCTTGCTAACGCTGTTCCAGTTCCTGTTTGGTTGGTTGTTACGTTGCTTAAGCTAGATGGTGTCCCTGTGCTAATACTGTGAGTATGGCTATTTGAGGTTAAAGCATCAGTTGTAGTTGCTGTTAGTGCACTTGGTGTACCAAGAGTAATTGTACCAATGTCTGTGAAACTGGTAAAGTTCATACCATTACCAACATTAACGTTGGTTACAGACCCAGTTCCTAGAGCAGGTTTATTACTAACGTTAGACCAATCAAGATAAGCATCAAGTGTTCCTTTGGTACCAGATAAAACACCGCCAGTATCAGTTGCATCTGGAATAAATGTAAAATTTCCGGTACTTCGATCAAATCCAAAGAATCCTAGTTTAGCTGCACCAGAATACCATCTAAACTCAATACCTTTATCCAGAGCATCGTCAGATCCAGGAGCAGTATCACCACCTAGAACCATAATAATATCATCTACTGTAACAGCAGTACTATTAATAGTTGTTGTCGTACCGTTAACTGTTAAGTTACCAGTAATAACAGCACTACCACCAACATTCAAGTTTTCACTGATACCAACACCACCTGTAACAACCAACGTACCTGTGCCTGTGGTTGTACTTGAAGTACCAGCCGTCATTGTTGTTGCGCCGTTACTTGCTAATGTAGTAAAAGCACCAGATCCTCTTGTAGATCCACCAATAGAACAGTTATTAATTGTTGACGCGCCAGTTGGATTGATCGTAACTGTACCAGTACCAGTTGGGCTAATCGTTACGTTCTGGTTATTTGGACTTAATCCAACTGCGTTATTAGCGTCAAGAGTAGTAAATGATCCAGAACCTCTTGTTGTCGCGCCAATAGAACAGTTGTTAATCGTTGAAGCGGCTGTTGGGTTAATAGTAAGAGCTCCAACAGGAGAAATCGTAACTGTACCAGTACCAGTTGGGCTGATCGTTACGTTAGCAGATGCGGGACTCAGTCCAACAGTACTGTTAGCGTCAAGAGTTGTAAATGCACCTGAACTTCTTGTTGTTGCACCAATTGACATTCTATCAATCGATCCTGCAGTAGCTGGATTGATTGTAACTAATCCTGTACCAGTTGGACTAATAATTACGTTTGCAGATGCAGGACTAAGAGTTACTGCTCCAGTTGCTCCAAGAGTTGTAAATGCACCTGTACTTGCGGCAGTAGATCCAACAGGAGTACCTTGAAGAGATCCAGCATATACAGCACCAGCAACACCCAAACCACCAGAAAGAATTAAACAACCTGTGGCTGTTGTGGTAGATGCTGTTGCATTAGTGATTGATACTGCGTTAGAAGTAGTTGCGCCAACACCAGTAACAGTTTGTAAGTTGGGGTTAGTGCTTAGATATGTTGTAGTATCAATAGTATATGTTGCGGCCCCAGTTTTTCTAATAAAACCAGTAGTTGCAGCCAATGCAGCAAATGCATCTAAGTCAGCATCCCAAGCCTGGACGTTTGTGCCTATTGTTAATCCAACATCCGCAGCTGTAACAGTATCCCAAGCAGGAGCAGCACCGTTAGTGCCAGTACCTGTCATTCTTAGGAATTTCTTAGTCGATGTGGTATTTGGGGCAAGTTGAGTAGTGGTATCTGTGCCACTTTGATATGGAATAGATCCCAGTAAAGTTGTACCGTTACCACCTATTAGATTTGTAGCAGGAACTTGAAGAACACCAGAGTTATTAAAAACATCTACTGTACCTATTCTAACACCGTCTTTAATTTTAAAAGCCATCTTTTATCTCCTTGTAAATATTATATCATCTTTCTAAAAGTAAACACGTAATTAGAAGGTGATATTGTAGTAAAGGTGGAACTTAATTGCAATTTAAGGTTAAGTGGATCTG